ATTTTAAATCCAGCTGGCAAATTTGCTAATGTTCCTGCATCTAATAACTGTCTTAAAGCACTTGTTGCAGTACGTGACAATCCACCAATCATGTGAATTAAACCAAAACCATAGAATCCTAAACCTGGTAAAAATTTGAAATGTACAAAGTAATTAATTTTATTTTTCTTAGGATCTGTTTCAGAATAGTTACGTCTTATAGATAAAACTTCTCTAGAAGATTCTTCAATAGTTACAACATATGGAAGTTTAATTCCTGTGGGCTCACCAGTCTGTGGATCTTTATCTTCAAATCCTGGCAGATCTAAATAAACATGACATTCTAATAATGTATAAATATCATCTTGTCTTTCAACTCTAATACCTTCTAATTTTTGTTTCTTTTCTTTTAATTCATCTGTTTGTATTGCTGGTTCACCTAGTTCAACATCTCTGTAGAAACCACTTACTTGTTGTTTTCTTAAATCATTTGCTGAAATTTTAATTGTATGAATAACTGCTTCAGCATCTTCTAATGAAGTTGCAGAATAAGGAACGATTAAATCTTCAGCTGGAATAAATTTTGATACAGCTCTTCCTAATAATTCATCGTAATAAACTTTTTTAAATGTAGATCCTGATAATGGTAAATAGAATAACATCTGATCAAATTCAGGTTCGTATTCTTTCATCACATCCATAATCTCATAGTTCATAAAATCTTTAACACGAGCTGCTTGATCTAGTCTTTCAGGAGTTATTGCCCCAATGATTTGAGTTCGTACCGGTCCATCTGCTGGTAATAATTCTTTATAAGCTTGTGATTGAAATTGAGTTACAGATTCTGCAAGTACTGGATGTGTTACACCTGATGCACCTCTAAATGGTTCTGTTCGTCTTTCATATTTAAATCCTAAAAGGTCTAAACCATTTGTATAAGTTGTTTCCCAATCTTGTCTTGAAGAACGATATTCAAGATAGTTATCAACTAAATCTGCACCTATTTGTCCTAATTCTTGTTCATCAATTACTTCTGCTAAATTTGAAGAATGATTATCTGATTGTAGTTCTTGAGTTGGATCAAAAGAAATTTCTACACCGCCATCTTCCATTTGATTCATTTCAACATTCTCAATAGGTGTAATTTCTTGTGTTTGTTCTAAACCAATTTCTTGTTCTTTAAATTCTGGATCCGATGGAGTTGGAGTAACATTCGGTAATGATTTATCTATTTCAGCCATGATTATATTCTATCTTTTTTTAAACAATGATTCAACACCTTGAGAGTTAGGACCTTTAACAGGTGGTATTGTTTTTGTCAAATTTGTATTAACTTTGCCACCTTTGCTAATGTACCCACCATTTTTAATTCCAATTGGTTCTCTGTAAACAGCATTTAATATACCTTCTAAACTCGGCATGTTTGGAACAGCTCTTGGCGGTACTATGTCTTTTGGTTCAAAGATAGGTATAGTAATAAGTTCTTCATCTATTATTTCAAGATTAGGCATTTTAGCATCTAAACTAGATAACAATTCATTTTCAGAATAAGATTTATATTTGCTTAATGGTTCTTCTGCTTTCTCTTTAACTTTACCACCTTTTTTCATTTCTGGTAATTCAGGTATTAAAACATTAACGTCAGGTATATTATCTCCATATAAATTTTCTGAAACTTCTTCCCAATCCCCTGGAAGACCAATTTGTGAAAAAGGTTTAAAAAAAGTTAATCCACCTCCTTTTGGTCCAATAGAAATACCCCATCTTGCAGTTTTTTCATCTTCTGGATTTTGTAAAACTTCTATTCCTATTCTAGGATCTTTTGTATCTTTTTTTCCAAATCCATATATATTAAATGGATCATTTAAATCTTTATTGGAGAAACCTCCTCCTATTTTAATTCTGTTTAAAAATCTATCTACTTCATTATTTACTATTTTTTCTTGTTCTGAAGGTCCTTGTTCTTCTTCTTCTTTTTCAACCTTACCACCTTTTTTATAATTGAATACTGGTGATCCTTTACGTTTTAAAAATCTTCTAAAGCCAGCATTAGTATCTGGAAATGATTCAGGATCTGCATTAATTAATTCTATGAATTCTTCTTTAAGTAATTTTTTAACATCTTCAGATACAGATCCACCATCTTTAAAGTTTATATCCGATGGATCAAAGTTTGGATCATCGGGTAATCTTCCTCTTGCATCTTTAGTAGTTTTTAATTTATTATAAACTTCATTTAAACTTTCATTAGTATTCTTACCTGTAATTAATTCTTTAGCTTTACTTCCAAATATATTTTCAAATACATCTTCTGCTCTACCTCTAGATAGTTGATCTATTTGTTTTGCATTTAATGAAATTAAATCATCATCTAAAAATTGTTTAATTAAAGTTTCAGCTTCAATAGTTTTTCTACTAATAGGTGCAACTCCTTTTTCTCTCATTAAACTTTCAAGTCCTGGACCTGTAATCTTTTCTTTAGTTGCAAGATCTACAACTTCAGCAGTTGTTTCTTTTGGTTTAACAGCACCTATAATTCTTTCAACGTTATCATTAAATGTTTTTAATTGTCTTTCTGTAAATTGACCTACATAGTCAGAAGCATTTTGAACTATGCTTTTCATGCTATCTACAACTTCTGGTTTTGAATAATCAAAATCTTTTGGAGTAACTTGTCTATTAATTAATCTATCTATTTCTGATCCTGGTATTGGAGTTACATTTGTTCTACTACCAATATTAGGTTTAATACCTAACTCTTTTAAATTTTCAAATAGTCTAAATAGGATCTGTTTCATTTAGTAATATTCCTTTTCCTCATGAATAATTTTTTCATCTGCATAGTCCTCTGGGTGTTCAATAAAGCCACCCTGTCTAAATCTCATTAAAGCCTGTGTCATTGAGTCAACAAGGTCATCGTGATCCCCGAAAGGAAATGCCGCGCATTCCTCAATAACCTCTTCTGCAAACTTATGTTCTGGAGCCCATATTTGACCTGATTCAAATAACGGTGCTACAGCATTTACTCTAGAGTGCTTATCATTTCCTTTGCTTGGTGTAAAGTTAATGACTGGAATACCCATTTTACGTAATTCATAAGTTAGTGGTAATCCTGATGCTTTTGATTCCACGATCACTGAATCGGGTTTCCAATAGTAATACTGTTCTAATGCTTTACGTCTTAACTCTGGAAACTCTAATCTTTCCTTTACTGCATCTAATAGTATTAAATTCGGTCCGCTATCCTCGGTTGGATAAAATACACCCCAAGTCGTAATAGCTGAAAAGTCAGCAGATTCCTTTTTAAGAAATGCCGTGTCATAACTTTGAATCACATGATACAAAGATGGAATATAATCTCTATCCCACTTACGCCACCATTCACGCTTAATGATTGAACCTTCTTCTGATGTTGGATTCTGCATCCATTGTGCATTCCATTTTTGAATAGATAATGATGCTTTAACTGATTCTAATTCTGATAACTTCCAATACTCTGGCCATACAGGAGTATTGTTTGGAAGGATAGCTGGAAATTCTACAACCTCCCATTGATCTGACTTTAATTCTTTTTGAGCCCCGATCAACGCTCCGGTAAGATCTTTCAACGACCAACGCGTCATAACCACAACTATTTTTCCACCGGGTTGTAATCGCTGACGTGGACCTGAAGTATACCACTCATAAGCACGCTCCAATGATTCTGGATTCATAGCGTCTTGTTCCGAGTGTGGGTCATCGATAATAAGTAAATCCGCTCCGCGGCCCGTGATCGCCCCGCCAACACCCGCTGCAAAGTATTCACCACCTTGTTCCGTTTCCCAACGGCCCGCGGCTTGGGAATCTTCGCGCAGTGTAGTTTTAAAAAATGTTTTATATTCTTGGCTATCAATTAAATGTTTTGCTTTTCTACCAAAGCGTACCGCAAGTTCAGTTGTATGGGTTGTTTGAATAATTTTTAATTTGGGATTCTTACCTATCATCCAAGCAGGAAGTAAGAATGATGCAAACTCTGACTTCGTATGTCGAGGAGGCATGTTAATAATTAATCTATTAATCTTTCCTTCTGCAAGACGATTAAATTGATCAGCAATTTTTTTATGATGTGAGCCTTCAACAAAATCTGGCCAGACTGCTTTTACAAAAGTTAAAAAGTCTTTATGTACCTTTTCTTCTTTTTTCTTCTCATCTAACTTTATTGCATACTTCATAAAATCCTTACGTGCATCCACGGGGAGTTTATTCAGATCTATCTTACTTAAATCCATAAAATTTTTTTATAAAATTTTTTATAAAATTTTTTCACCTTTGATATTTTTTTACAATGTATTTATCACGGTTAAATGTCTAAATCTAGGTCTAAAGGGTAATCTGTTGGGACCCCTATATATTTTAAGGGGGATGGGGGGTCACGGACTATCGGCATACTAGATCCCTTGGGACCCACAAGGAGGCGCGCAACAGCGCGCCGTCCCCGAGCCGCGAAGCGGCGAGGGCTGCACCCCGCCCGCGCAGCGGGCGTGACATTTATGCAACACTGTATCCACAATGCAACGGTCTACCGATCCCCGACCCACGGCCCGCGAAGCGGGCCCGAAGAAGCAAGAGCCGCGCAGCGGCGCACAACCTATGCGCGAGCATGCGCACAACCTATGCGTGTACAACGCAGGCGCGCCTGCGACAATATGTCGCATTGACATATCGCGATCCGTTGTTCTCGATTCGTGGATCGTTGATGAATATTTATTTATATATTGACTTGACTATTATTATGGGATAATCTATTATTATAAATAGAAAGGATGATTATGAAACAAGTAACAAGACAAGACTTATATCAGTTCAATGCTGATATGGATGATATCGCGGATCTATTCCTTGATGTTATCAACGGCAAGAATAGCGCGGAGGAGATTAAAGATATAATTGATTTCGCACTTAACAAACCAATAAAGGAGGATGAGTAATGACATTAGATGAATTAGCAGAACATTACTTCCATGGATGGAAGAATGGTAGCTTTACAATAGATATGGATGAATATGAATTAGCTGCAAGAGGTGATGATGTAGCGGATATGTTCATTGAAGAAGCGAGAAGCAGAGCTCTTGCATGTGAAGAAGATATACAAGCAGAAGCTGGAACATTGGCTGAAGCTATTGATGAAACAGCGGCAGGTGGACGATGATTGAGTTCTTTAAAGAACTGTACGCTATCCTCGC